GCAATAACTGCATCTGTTTGTTAATGTAATCTTGTGCCGCCTCTTCTGGGGATTTTGCAATGTACTTACTGCCAAGTGAATACAAGTTTTGAGCCGCTGTTTGAAGTGGTGCAAATTGACTCTGAGCGTTCTCTGCTTGCGTAAGGCTATAGTTAGCCATTGTTGCAAAACGATCTTGCTGTGCTTTGGCTTCTGGCGTTAACTGGTAACCCGCAGAAGTCATCTGACCAGTCTTAGGATCATAGGTGTACTGAGATGTACCAAACCGAGTAGTCATTCCAACTGGACGGAATTGAGAACCAGCAACAGCCGCTTGTGTGGCAGTATTGACGTTCTGTGCGGCAGCAGTAGCGGCATCTCTTGACTCTTGGCTTTGCAGTACACCACCAGCTAAACCTAAACCACCAGTAACTGCATCGCCAAGTAACTTAGTACCCGCATTAGTCAACAGATTAGTGCCAATGCCAGTTCCAACTTTTGTTATTAAGTCAGTTCCTGTGCCTCCGATTGTTGTAGCTATGTTGCCTAAAGTAGAGCCAATATTTCCACCAACATTACCGAGTGTTGTTCCAACAGTCCCTGCGGCATTACCAAGTGTTGTTCCAACTGAACCAGCAACATTACCTAATGTAGAGCCTATTGAACCTGCGGCATTAGAAAGCGTAGAACCTGCACCTGAGAGCAAGCCCGCACCTGTACCAGCCGCAGCTACTTCAGCCGCAGTAGCACCCGCCTCAATAAGAGCCAGTTGAGCAGGAGTAAAAGTAGCAGTACCACCAGCAATGCCTGCGTTGGCTAAATCAAATGCTGTGCCAGCGACACCAGCACCTGCATTCAATAAACTTGGCAAACCAAACAGTAATCCCGCACCAAGAGCAAACTCTTTTAGACCACTTTTAACTTTTTGTTGTTCACCAGTACGCTCTACTTCACCAGTAGGTGTGTATTGTGTATAAGCACCACCAGTTTTGTTTTCATCAGCTTTGTAAGTGATGACATTTTGAATGCCACCAACTTGCTCGCTATCACCTGAACCAGTTACTTGATAAACTGGTTGAACAATGGTGTCACCAAGTTGAATGGTTTGACCATTAGGGATAGTTGCCCCAATCTGTGCAGAAATCTGTCCTACAGGCGCACCAGAAGCCTCTGCTAGTTGAGCAGGACTAATCTGGTTTTGTGCCATGTATGCTACTAATTGAGCATCACTAAGGTTAGGATTGGCTGTTAAGTAGTCAATAATTTGTTGTTTAGTCGCCATGATTTTTCCTTAAATATGATCTGTGATGATCAAACAACACCTCTGAGTGTGCAGTAACCAGCACCACCTGCACCACCTGCACCACTTGTACCACTCTGTGCAGCATTACCGCCATTGCCGCCATTTTTAACGCTACCAGCAGCACCACCACCACTATTACCGCCACTACCACCAAACAATGAAGTTGCTCCAGTAGAAGCAAAAGAGCCACCGCCACCACCGCCACCATATATGCAAGTTGCAACTGGCCCAACGCCAGAGGATGAACCATTACCGCCACCAAAAGCATAATTTGTATTACTGCTTACATTATTAGTTGCTCCATAACCTCCTCCAGTGCCACCCGAAACAAAACCACTAGATGTATTTGTTGAGCCACCACCACCTCCATTAGCACCATCGGCAACACAAGTTGAGAACGTAGTGTCTCCACCAGCACTTCCAACATTTCCTTGCGTTTCATCTGGGCTACCGCCAATACTTCCAACTCCTGCGCCACCAGCACCACCAACACCAATCGTTACTGTTTCTGATGAACTAAGTGCAGATGCCAAAATGGGACGGAACATATATCCACCACCACCACCGCCTCCACCATCAAAAGCAGCTCCAGTAGCCCTAAATGAACCAGAGCCACCACCACCGCCAGCACCCCAACACTCAGCATAAATTTGTGAATAGCCTGGTGGTTTTGTAAATGTTGATGTAGAGCTGTAAGAACGAGTAAAAGCATTTAGCACGATTGTGTTAAAACTTGTCCCATTACATTGCACCAAACGAACCTCATTTGGATACATGATGTAGCTTGTCAAGCCATCAATTGTTTCGCTGCCATTTGGGTCAAGGGTAATATCGCCTGTACCAAGGTTTTGGATATAGCAAAACCATCCAGAGCCAAGCGTTGCCGCTGCTGTAAATGTTTGAGTGAATGTTCCACTTGTAATCGCAACCAATGTACTGGCATCAGCAGAAGCCAATATTGTGTTTGATGTTCTGGTTGACCGAGGAATAGTGGCTGTTGCTACAGTTGTCACCCATGCTGGTGCGGCAGAACCCTGAGACTGCAAATATTGTCCAGATGTACCGACCGCCAACATTTGAGTAGTGCCAGATGCGGATTGATAAGGAATCGTGCCATTTGCACCACCAGCAAGATTAGTAGCTGTGGTGGCACTTGTAGCACTTCCGCCAATGCTCAAACCCGCAGCAGTCCCTGTAATGTTTGTGCCTACCAATGCGCTTGGAGTGCCAAGAGCAGGTGTTACTAATGTAGGACTATTTGCTAAAACAATATTTCCACTTCCAGTAGTTGAAGCAGAATCTAGTTTTGTAGCAATAGCCGTAGCAATATTATTAAACTCAGTATCAATCTCAGTACCCTTGACAATCTTTAATGGATTGCCAGAAGACAGATTGTCTTTACTTGCAAAGTTCGTGCTTTTGGTGTAATTACTCATGATAGTTTCCCATTTTTAGCTTGGATTTCTATTTTCTGTATAGACAGTTGAATCCCGTTAATATCACATTCATAACCAGTTTGAACGACCTTACCAGTACCACTGGCAGATACCTTCAATGTATTCAATGCAACACCTTCTGAATACTCATCAATGTTGTACTCAGCAATGTTATACTGAGCAACACCCTGTGCGGGAATAGGCGAAGTAGCACTCAAGTAGTTAGTCTTAAAGTCAAAGCCCCACTTAAAGACAACATTCTGATTCGTACCACCAATGACCACAACAGAAATCTTCTTCAAAATAGATGTCTGGTTGACGTTTCCAAGGTCTGCATGGTTTGTGTAGTACAACAAACGATAGGTAGATGTGTAATCGTTATAGCCCGTGTACTGACCTATATAACCATTTTTTCCAATGTAGACAGAACCATCTCTTAAAGAAGTTAAAGCAGTCGGAGTAATAGAGTCCCAAGTGGTTACACGGGAAGAGCCATCTTGAAGATTGATCTTCATGTCAAAGCAGTAAACAGACTCTGTGAAAGGCATGGTAAGAAGATAGAAACCTTCTCTTTCTGAGTAAACAGACTTGATTGTTGACAAGGTCTGATTAGCAACATCACCCATCAAGTCATTACGCACATTCTTAGACAAGTCCCTCTCAGGAGCAGACTTCTCTTGAATTGTTCTCATCAATGAACGAACACCTGAGTTAGACAAGAAGATCACATCAGAACTGGTTGTCTGAACACTATCCCTTGCTAAACAACCAATCCCTCCAACTGTGTCGGATATGGACATCGTAGAAGGAGTAGTTGCACCCTGATAAACAAGAATCTGACGCTTACCAAAGATAAACAAGAAACCATTGTGAGCAGCCAAGGCTTGAACTTCATCAGCACCATTAGGCCAAACTCTACTCGTATCTAAAGTACCTGTTGTACCACCAGACCATACATGACCCGCAATCAGATCAGAGAAGCTAACAGTTACTCGGTCTGCACTAGTAGAAGCCACCCACAAGCGACCATAAGCCGATATAGCAATGTTTGCACTGGGAACAGTCCCTACATAGCCAGTCTTCTCAGAAACCCGTCTATAGGTAGTTGTACTTACAGTAGGATCATAAATAAGAGGATCGTGACCTGTTTGAAAGAAGTAAGTAATCCCATTCAAAGAAGCACACTGCCAGTTACTCGCAGTAATGGTAGGAGCAGTACCACCCCCCCCATAGGTCAACTCAGTGACTACGTTAGATGCACCGAGTTTGAATATCTTGTTGTTGCCAGCAAAGAGGACTGTTAATGTGCCATCAGGCTGAACTAGCTCATGGATGACACCAACATCGTTAGCACCAAGGTTTCCAGAAGAGGAGTTAACCCTTGTCCAACCTTTACGTGAGCCAATACGACCATACTGGTCAATCACACAATTAGTGGCAACCAAAGCAAAGCCTTGCGCTAAATCCAATGGCGAGTCTTGGGTGTTTAACCCAAAGAAGCCTGGTGCGCTAATGCTGAATGTTTGGATTGGTTGAGCCATTAAACAGCCTCAAAAGAGCCAAATTCTGGATAGCGAGTAGCTTCCGTAGAAATGTAATCAGAGAGCATAGACCTGTACAACTGATAAGCCTCTGAAGAAGATAGACCGCCATCCTCACCACGCTCAACCAAAGCACGAGCATAAGCACTCTGAACCACCAACTCAGATGGCATCAGAATCACAGTAGCATCAGAAGTCAATGGTGCTTGTGGCACGACCAAGCTAAATCTTAGCGTGACCACGCCATCAGGAATAGGAAATACAGTTACTTTAGTGTCATAACTTGCATCTACACCATCAAAAGCATAATACAAAGGAACACCACTAGAGACAGTACCAAAGTTCAAATAACGATTCATGTTAACAAACGGGATGTTTGTCATGGCTGTGTTATTCGTATCATTGATAACGTCTTGAACACGGAACTTCTGTCCCGCACCCGTTAAGGAGTAAGAGGAAGTGTTGGCAACAGTCGTAACTACTACTGTAGTACCCAATATGTTCCACTCATAAGAGTCTTCAATCTGACGCTTGGCATCATTGACAAACTTGCCAATCAAAGAGGAATAGCTTGTTTCGGTAACAGTAGAGACTTCTTCTTCTCTGAGCCGAACAAGAACGTCATTAACAGCTTGAAGGTATGTGGTCATGCTCTTGTTAATCCTATTTGTTCAAAAGTAGCAATAAAACTGAATGAACTAGCACTTTGAGTAGTAATTTGAAGCC